AGGAGAAAAGTTTACTGTTTCAGGGGAATAATTAGCTACATATACAACCGCAAAATTCCAGTTATAGTCCAGCAAGACTTCCTTGTATAACTCCAATATCTTATTTGAAACAATAATTGCTTCATCACTATCAGTAACCGCAACAACCGGTAACTTCCCCAATTCTGAGAGTGCCCTATTGGTTAACTCAACTAATGATGGCATGGAATACTCCCAAAAAAAGGGGGAGTAAGGAATCTCCCCCGACGTGGATTACGCTGTGGCAATAATGCGATAGTGGATTTTAACAACAAAGGTAGAGTCACCAGTTGTAAATGCGCCTGTTTGGTTACTTAGGTATAAGCCTTTATTGACAGAAGTTGTAAACGGAGCAAGCACCACGCCACCGTTAAACTTAAATGTCGTACTAGCAGCAGCTTGGAAATCAGCAGCAGCTTCGCTGTTGGTTGCCAATACACCAGCACCATGGACTGTGTTGTCATACTGTGCAGCTACAACAACACCAGCGGCATAGTTAGCAGACACGTAGGTCATTACTAATTCCATCTGGTCAACAATAATTAAATTATTAGCACCGGGAGCCGCGATCAACAATTTAGGCGCTGCATACATGCCATTAAACTCAGCCGCAGTAACCGCAACACTCTCATAACGAGTTAAATTGTTCACATTAAAGCCTGAATCAGTGCCTATACTTCCATTCGTATCACCTGCTAGTAAGATACTACCTGCCGTATAGGATGCTGGCGCACCATCAACTGAAGCAACGTAAGACTTAGTATTGTCTGTTACGTCTTTCGCAGCCGCTTGGCCTAAGCCTGTTAGGACGGATGTTAAACCCCAATTTGGCGCAGAATATGTCACCATAAACTCACCAAGTGTAGACGCTTCACCCGTGTTTAATGGGAATGTAGAGGTATCAGAATAATTGATGTAAATAACATCATTCTTTTTAATACGGGCAGAAAGGTCATTCATATAACCCGTTGCCGTAATCGTTCCGAGGTTATCGGCTGTAGACGCCACATAGATATTAGGCGCTGTCCCCGGTAAACCCCCTGTTACTTGTTCAAAACTTCCAAAATTTGACATAGCTAAATCCTTTTAATTAGTTAGCAACATAAGGGTTATCAACAGTTATCAACGCAATACCATTGTCTTGAATCACTTGTGCGCCAGAAGTCATAACCGTTAATAATTCCCAACGATCATTTTGCGGAACCCATGTGATAGAGGTCTGCACGTCACGGTTGAATATCTGCACCATGGCTTCTTTATTGACTAACGGGGTGAGGTAGGTGTCTATACTCATTGCAGTCGTGAAAGGAATGGTGTTGATACCGTTACTTCCTAGAGTGCGGATATCGACGCCTAAATAAGAAACTAATTGATTGTCAACCAAAGGACGGCGGTCGTTATAGAACAAGTTAACAACACGATCATCATTCAACATGGATTGCTTGGTAATGGCTGGCAGCCATAAGGAGCAAGCGTGATTCATTACATCAACGCCTTGATCTTCCAAGTAAGATAATGCTTGGGCAAGCTTTCCTTCGTTCATGCCGGTGTTTACACCAACCGTTTTAGGCACTGTAAAAATGCCGCCAATACCGGTATAGGTGAAGAGGGAGTTAATCTTAATGTAGTCGCACATACGGCCTGCGGCTTTAGCATGTAACTTTGCATGGTCTACGATTTTATCGTATGCGAATAAGGTCTTTTCACCGCCACCAATAACTGTTTTAAGCGCATAGTTATAAGGAACAACCATAACGTTAGTTGGGTTAACCGGTGTGACTGGAATGTCAACAGGCGCATAGGTCTGTTGTTGCATTTCGATGATATCGGAGACAGGTACGTTGGTTGCATCACCAGTCGTGCCGTGACGTTCTTCAATGGTGTTCATTAAGAACTGGTGATTTTGGAACTTGATTGTTACTTCCGTGTCGAACAATTGCGACGCGGTATCGAAATTGATTTGGTTTGTCATCCTGACAGCTCCCAATAGAGTCAATAAAGCTATGCAATTGCATAGCAATTCATTGAGCATCTATCAGGTTACCGACGTATCAGGCTGATAATGTTCTTGATCGTATTTAAGAGGTTGCCACTATTGTAGGCTCTCAAATAGATGATTAAATCCTACTCCTAAAAGCTAATTACCGTCAACTACTAGCACCACGCCTTTGGACGGCTTGTTGGCTAACTAAATTCATGTACCTACCTATATCCCTCGTGGATTTAGTCTTTTCTTTTTGCTCATAAGCCTTCCTAACATCTTCATCAGTCACGGAATAATTAACAGGTGGAGGTGTGTTCCTCATGCCCGGAACTTGGTTATTCAATAATTGGTTGCGATGGTTTAATGCGGCTTGCCTAGCTTCTTTGTTCACGACCAACGTCTTTAACACTTCCTGTCCCAACTCCTTGGGGTAATGCTTGCTAATATAGTCATTCAATATATTAAGCGTCTCTTCGCCCATGTCTTTCTTGGCTTGTTCAAACCCCTGCTTCTTCCCTTCTATCCTTGCCCTTTCACCCGCAATGAATCGCTCATATTGTGATTGATTCATTCCTGCATCCTTGGCGCGTTTCTTGATATCTGAAATCCTTTCATCTTCAAGGTCTATGCCAACAGGGTTTAAATAATCATCCGGTACAGCACTTAATTCTTCCACTTTCTTTTTCAAGTTATTATTTTCATCATATACGGCGGCTGCATTTTTATAGCCTACTTCTAAATCTTCCACCGTCTTAAATTTCCCTGCATAAAGGGTTTCGCCTTCGTTACTCATCCGTTACTGATTCCTTCAATAATTTATCCACACTTAATAACGCCCGTTGTACATCCCTCCACACCGAGCGCCTTCCATCATAAAACGCAAAGCCAACCCCGCCAAATTCCTTCTCTCGCGGCTCATCCATGAAAGTCTCAAGCATCATGCCATCCAAGACTTTGCGCCCTAACTCATTTACCTGATAGAGCATAAAGAGATCATGCTCTGCCTGACTTATCTTTTTTGCCTTCAATAATTCTTCGATCATATTGTAATGCCCGGGTTCTCAGGAAACTTAACCGCACCGGCTGCCGTAGATGGTGAAGGCTGAGGCAATGCGCCCAATTGTTGCTGTTCGCCCAATGTCCCCAAGAATTTCTTAATATCTTCATCCTTAGCAAATAACTTACGTGGAAGGTTGAGCTTAGCTGTTAAGAACTCATTCACTTCAAATATATTCGCACTGGCTAATGCTGCACCCTGACCAAAGAATTGTTGCTTGATCTGCATATTCGTAATGAAGTGGTTAAGGTCAGCTTGATTTTGTAAGTCATACAGCGGAGAAACGTAATCAAACTTAAGTTTCCTCGTTGAGAAGCCCGGAATTGATTGCCTACTTTTAACTAGCAATCCCCTCTCATTCAATATCTTAGAGGAGACATCAAATATCTGCTTAGGCAATTCATTAATCAAGCGGCTTATGTCTGTAGCACTTGTGCGTTGCGCCCTATTCTCACGAATGGAAATCTCCGTGGCACTTCGTACAGGTGTTTGCAATTCCCCTAATGGATCAACCTGAAATCCACGTTGTATCGCTTCCTGTAAGTGTACTATCTGCTGGAATACGTCTGGATATTCTGGCATCTGCAATGCTTCCATCGGGTTACGGCCTTGCGGATTACGCGCAATCATGGCACCTGACCATTGACGAATTGAATTAGGGTTGAAATACGTACCCGCATCGTAAAACATAGGTGGATTAGCCTTAAATGCCATATTCTTACGTGAATCCATCGTAATCTGGTTAACATCCTTGATAGTAGGTAGCATATCAACACCAACACCACGCCCTTCAGCCTCACCCGGCCTAACTCGATCACGATAAACTATGATCTGGTTATAACTTCTTTCTGCATCAAAGAGTAATGCCTCTGGGTCATCATCCATCACTGCATAAATATAGAAATGATCATCATCATATTTAATCTGGCCAAAGTTAACCGTAAATACTTCGTCCGGTTCTTGGTGTAAGGTTTCCTTAAGCTTTCCATTGTAAGCCGGATAGTCCTTTAAGATAGCCCTCGCCGTCATCTTCTGCGCAAACCAGCAAGTATTTATGACATCGTCCGTAGAATATTCAATATACAAAGCGACAGCAGGAATAGAGCGGAAGTATAGAGGCACTTCATCCGACTGAGATTCAACCCAAATAGCCCCAGTCCCTCCCACCAAATCAAGATTTGAACTAGAAACAACCCGACTAAGGTTAGATTCATTAAGGTAAAAAAAGATTCTATCATTGATTTCGTCCATGGTTTCTTGGGCGTTGCGGATTAACTCAGGGTCATATAAGTGGGGGTCGAGCATAAGTTTTCCCCATACCCTGTCTTTAGGTAGGAGTAAACCGTGTAAATCATTAGCCCGCTGATAAGCAGCGAGCATAGCTGTATTATCCCAGATTTGCTGAGTAACTGGCTTACCATCATCACGATAATTAAACTTAACGTTAAAAGCATCACGGTCAGGAATAACATACCAGTACAACTCCTTGTATAAGGCTAGCCACCTATCTTTATATTGCCTTGCTTCCCAAAAACGGCGATATAGCTTCTGCAAATCTTCCATGTATAACCCATCCTTGGTTATTTAATACCTTGACGACGCCTTCGTTCATTCTTTGACTCAAGGAAACGAGGAAAATTATCTAATGCTTGTTTCCTCTTGGCATTTTCCCTATCAGTAGCCCTATCGTTAGGCGAGTTATAAGAAGGCGACCAACTCTGCCCCCCTTGACCACGTATGATTTCCAATCTTTGCTGATAGAGCGCATCACGCTTTTGTTCAAGCTCGGCTTGGTTTTCTTGAATCTGCTGATTCATTAATGCAGCTTGTTGTTCCGCCGAATTATCACTGCTGAAAAATCCCATGCTTGCGTCTCCATACGCTTAATACTTCGTAATTCCTTTTACGCCTTAACCTTAAAAGCTTGCTGTACAAGTGTATAGGATTAAAAGTTAATCCTACATTAACACCCGCAGTATAACGGCATATCTCATTACATGATCGCACCAAGTACGGCTTCCATCTTACCTTGTGCCTATCCTCTACATTAACACTGATTATAGCGCTAATGTCTTTAATTATATGCAATGACCTTATTAATTGCTCACCATTTTGGCAATATATCTTACGGGTAAGGAAACCTGACCGGTCGAAATCGAGCATTATCCAATCTTGCCCATCAAAAGTAATGATATTGCAGTGCTTAAATTCTTTGCTAAAAGCTAGCCTAGCTTGTACACCACTAGCTTTTGAATAAAAGATAAAGACGGCTATCATTAAATATTTTCTAGTTCAGAACAAATATCATCATAAACAGATTGGGCTATCTCTTGGCTTTCCATTTGAAATGAATATTTAGAGTTATGGGCATCAATGTAAATCCGAGCATCTTGCTTAATACCATTAGGGAAAGTTATTTCATCAACTAATGAAATAGAATCAACTTTTTCTAGTACAATTGTTGTGTTTTTAATTTTATATAAATTCATTAAATCATCCTGTTTTTATTCAGCCACATAATGAAAGCTACATTCAAGCAAGCCCACACGCAAATAACCACTATCGCAATCAATGCATAACTCATTTCTTAATCTCGTCCTTTATATACCAAATAGCCTTTTCCAAATCCTCAGTACCATTCTTTAATTGGTAACGCCACAAGTATTTCATGGCATTACCAATGTTGAAGTTCATGTGACGAGTTACATCAATACATTCTATCTGCTTCTCACAACCTGAACATTCAGCTTTGCTTGATGTGTAATGATCTGGGTGATTTACGTTATCGCTCATAAATGCTTACTCAATACACGCTGAACCTTATTTAGTGTTTCAGTATAAAAGATCGCTGATTTGCTAACTTGGTCATGAAGTAGGTCACTTACTTCTATGAATATTTCTTCTCGGTTGTCATTTGCTTTTGAATTATTAATCACATTAAGTGCTAGGTAATAATCCTTTAAGAATGACTTGTGAAGTGATTCTAATCTCTTGGTTAACTTTTCAATCTGATCTGAACATAAACCGCTAAAGTCGTAATCCATTACTTGTATCTCCTTTATTGTTTCCAACATTTTTTATGATAATCTCTAGTTTCCCAATCTTTATGATTCTTACCATTTTTCCTTGCATGACCTATGGCTCTTAGGTATTTTCCGCAAGACTTACATTTTCTTTTAACTGGTTTCTCAGACATTAACCAACCCATTCTCAATTAAATAAATAAGCATTTTTGCGCGTAATTCAGATTCTGTATCTGCCGTCAGATTGAGTAGCATTTTATTCCCATCAGATAATAATTGAACACGATAATATTTTGGATGTTTTGTATAGTTTGGATAATAAAAATCAACACCATCATCGACTGAATATGGAAGCATTTCGCCTAGTTCAGATGAGGTGAAGGCTGAATAACCTAATTGATTTTTAAACCTTGGACTCACTGACCAACTATCTAAATCTGGTCTGTATAACCATTCAAAATAACTCTCTTGTTTAACATTAAGCTCTTTAAGTCTTTTGCATAAATCCAAAGAAGCAACTTGATCTTCTAGTCTCACTTAACACTCCCCACACTTAATACGTTTGTTCCAAGTGTTAATGGCTTCATTTTCTGTCTCAAAATGCTGCATCTCAATCATGCAATTTGTGCATGTACTAAAGAATCTAGTAATAATATTTTTGTGAATACTATTTGCAATATTTATTGAATGATGGCCGATTTCACCTTCACCACCGCAAAACGGACAAGGTTTAAGGTCATTCATCTTTTAAAAGTCCATTAACTAATTTCTGGTTATGACGAGCTTCTGCTTCTTCACGCGTTTTAAAGTAACCATCTATTCGCTTAGCAGCCGTTTGTGGTGCATCACTGCTTACATACCAATACCCAAGTTCATACAGCTTCTCATTTGTTTGTATGTTAGTTACTTCCATGATTGTATGCGTATGGTATTTAATCATTTGATTGATGCCAATTATTTCGTTGCTCAATAGTCCATATTAATTCTTTAGATATATAAGTAATGGTGTCTAAATAAGCATTCATTTCATCATGATTGAAAATATTTTCTAATGTTTCAATTAAATGCTGTATGCGATCATCTAACCAAAAATGCCTTGGCTTAATTCCTAATGGAGGTTTTTTAGTCGTGGTATTTATCATTCAGGTTTACTCGGCAGTGGTTGCCAATGTGTTACTTTTTTTGTCTCACTAGCATTTGACCACCATACATTAAAATTAAATTGCCTTATCCTTATTGTCCATAACCCACGCGATAACTTAACAAAACATAAATATTCCCCGTTTTCATCAGGCAATCTATCGGAGCATTTAATCCAGTTATTCATCTTTATTTTCACGCTTTTCCATCAATTCAATATATTTATCCCAACCATGTTGTTTAGCGTATTTAACATGGTCTAAGCATCCTTGCATCATGGCGCCTGTAGCCTCACCATTTATTGCTGCATTCATATAGTCAGTTAATTTTTTTGCATCTTCGTTATCTTCAACAATCAAACCAAAAACATTTTTAAATCCATGAAATTTAGGGTCAGCATCTTTATGGTTATCAAACCATTCAAGGCCAGAAATAACCATCTTCTTGCATCCTTCTTCATATTCCCCACCTAAACCTGATATTTCATCGCATTTATCGGTATATTTATATTTCGACATTTTTATTCCTTACATATTCATTACTTTGAGCATTGTATACGTATTTTTCTGAAAAATTAGGGGCACACCAATAGCACAGTGATTGTGCCTCCATAAAACTATAAGCTATTTTTTGCGGGTCATGCCTATCAGGATTAATTATTTTATCTTCTTCATGCCTTCGCGCACGTCTTTCTTGTGGTGTTTCTAAGTGAAATTCATTCATAAATAATCCACATACCTTTTGCATCGCTTACACCATGCTTTATCTTTGTAAAACGCATGCCATTTGTAAATATTAGAAGCGCTTTCACGTGATTTTTGATGCCCTATTAAAAAACATATGAGAGATTTAATCATTTACTATTTCCATTATTTTTCTATAGATAATTTAGAAAGATAAAGTGCATGTTCAGTATTTCTAAAATGTTTAACAAGCTCACTCGGTGTAATGTCACGATCAGTTGAAAAAATGTAAGATAATAAATCTCTTAATAAACAAATATCATTACTTTTATTATACGGGTGTTGGACTATATATTTTATTACTTCATGTTCATGGTTCATCGCTCAAACCCTTCATTAAATTTAACTGGAAACTTCGGTAAACTTTGCCAGCACTTTACCAGTTCTTTAGAGCATTTAATTTCAATGTCATTGCTTGTGTTTACATTTGTAATCCATTCCCAATGTCCATCATGCGCAACGACAACCCTAGCTAAAATTGCTGGAACATAGTGATCACACGGGCATGCAGACTTGAGGACGCATAACACGGGCACGCCTATCTTGGGTAGTTTTGTATTAACGCTAATCCAGTTATTCATTCATTGCTCCAAAATACAATGCAGTATTAGTCGTTATCTTCACTTGCTTCAATGCTTCTTTAATATCATCAACTGTAGGTTCAGCATCATTATCCCTTGCGGCAGTAAAATATCCGCTTAACCAAAATATAAATTGTTCAGGTGTCATTATTTTTCATACCTTATTCTTCGTAAACAGTAATGTAGTCATATTTTTCTATGGCTTCTATTAATGTATCAGCATCCTTAATGCCTGCATCGCGTAAACCTTCAAGATAAGGAATGTCACAATGCGTAAAATTTTTATTATTTTTTTCTGCTCTCCTAAGAAAATACTTTAATTCATCTGCTAATGATTGGCCTACATTATAAGTAGGTTGCCATTTAAGATTCATAGACATACTTTTTCATACCTTATTACGTAATACGTTATAGTGTTATAAGTTGATAACAAAATAATCATGTGATTAACTTATAACAACTATCGATAACAACCATTATGGATAGTTATCACTTATTCATGTAATCCTGATAATCTTTTATTTAGATTTTTCAATCCATCATTAAAGGCTAATCTTAATAGAGTGCATAGATGTCTTTCTTCTTGAGGGTTAATTACTGTATTAAATATTTTTATTTCTTCATTTTTATTCATATTTTCATATGTATATTTTTCCCATTTCTTTATCGCTTCATCTAACTCAGCATAAGAAGGCTCACGTCTTTTGCATAAGTCAATCAACCCTAAATCTCTCATCCTTCTTACACATACCAATGAAAATTTTGGCATTAATTGAATTTGATATTCTTCACTCATTGTATTAACCCTTTCCGAATCATGTCATCCACATCAATAATTACCTGCTGATGCTCAATAAACAAATTCCTGTACGTGAACATTTGGTTATCAAACATGCAGTCACATTCCAAATTATATGCGTTACCTTCGTACTTAAACTCACCCTTGTACTGCCACCACTTACCGTAGGGTTTACGCGCAACGAAGTCGAACAAGTATGAGATTATTTCCTGCTTGAGTTTAGGCATATCCTTGACACGTTCAAACTTTAATTTATCGAACATTATTTGCATCCACCATTTAGGACTTTATAAGCATGACTTGCTATCTCGCTTCTGTTTGGATTATTTGATATCTCTATTTCATGCTTAAGGTTTGCGTTTTCATCTTTTAACTTTTTATTTTCTTTTCTGCATTCAATTAAATTATTATTCAATAAATTAATTGTACTGCAATGTTCAACAATTTGAATGTAATATGCCTTATTAGTTTCATTTAACCTCTCTATCTCTATTTGCTGATTTTGTAATGATTCAAGCTGATTATTATTTCTTTGCTCAAGCTTTACGGCATTTAAATTAACTTCCGATAATTCTTTCTCATGGTCGCAACACCATAGCTTGCCTTCTTCATATTCTTCATCATCCAACAAAGACTCCACTCTATCTTCTAATCCTTTATGTTCAATCTTATGCTTAATTTTATACTCTTCTAGCTCATTCACTCTTCTATTTAATTCAACAACAGCATCATAAATTTGATTGAAACATATCACGGCAAATATCCCTCTAATCTACAATCAATAAATTTTTTTAGCTTCTCAACGCGACCACACTTTATCATTTCCAAAGGTGAAATACCGCCCAAAGATGGATTATTAGCCTTAAACCATAACCATGTCTTAGCCGTATCACCATTGAAATAATTTTTAATCTTATCAAAATAAATTTGGGGTATCATGCAGCTTCTTGTGGTTGAGTTGTATCATTAACAGGAGGTGGGAGAGGTGGTGCTTGAATAAGACTGATAGCTTCGCGGTAACACATATAACCCACGTTAAAAAACCTTACTGCATCTGGACTAAATTGGTTATCCAATTGATGGATTGTACCCATGAATGATTTATAATTAAAATTTAACTCAGATAATAACCTTTCTTTTAATTGTTCAACAATCTCTGTCATTTCTTCTTCCTTAATTTTTTGAGGGTTTCAGCTAACCTTGCCCTCTTCCCTAATTTGCCGCCTTTCTTAGCTGCCTTCGCTAATTTTTTTGCAGGTATTTTCTTACCCTTTTTTACACCTAATTCTTTTCTCAACGCACCTTTTTTCTTTATGGCTTTTTGTATCCATTTCTCAGCCATGATTAATCACTCCTTGATTATCATTCATGCGTTTGAAATCATTTTCAAGCTTTTCACACTTCATTAATAACTCATTAATAATTCCTGCATCGGCACCAAAATCTTCACGAAAACATCTTTCCAATAACCATGCTTGTGATTGCCAATTTGGTATTGCTTTCTTAATATTAGCCTGTAATTTCCTTATCTCTTCACTCTGCGCACTCTTTACATCGTAAAAAAACTTGGCTTTTTCCGTGAGATTGCCCGCTTCTATATCTGCACGACCATCAGTTAGCCAATTATGCAAAGTTTGCCTAGTAATACGGGCAGCACCAGCTACTTGATTAAGCACTAAAACATCTTCAATGGCTTGCAAGATAACCTTTGTCATCTCTGCACCGAATAATGTTGGCCTACCTCCAGCGTGTGTCATTCGCAAATTCCTTTTGCTAATGTTAAATAAGTTAGGGGCATTGCGCCCCTACCCTTCTTATCTCATAGGCTCATAATTGTAGTAATTATTTTTGCCTTTCTTCACCTTCTTAAATTCACCTTTCTTCTTTGGTTTAACCGTATCATCTTTTGCAGTTACCATTGATTTAGGCGAAGGTTTAGAATCATGACGTTCTCCCCCGTCATAATATGTGAGCGTGTGAATCATGCGTGTAGTACGCATTATTTCATCCCACCATCAAAATAAGAAACATTGTAATGTCCCATATCATTCATTGCGCGCTTCGCATTAGCGTGATGTTTAGCATGGTCAATCCGATCAACCATGTGATGATCAACCATACCTTTGTTTGCGCCTGGGCGTTCTGCTGCTTTATTTCCACCTTGATTGGCATCAATTTCAACAGCTTTTTTAGCGGGTTTATTTACTGTGATTGCGTCCATGTCTTTACATCTCCTTGAGTGTTTCGTGATGAACCGAAAAAGAAATCAATGATAGTTTGCCATTTACTTGCCAACATTCCAACTAACATACTCAACAGGTTTTTTTCATCCCCATTCAGTTGCCATGGCATGAATAATAAAAACAGCGCTGCAAAAAATCCAAGCGTCACCAAATAAGCCATATTCTTTAAAAACCTAGGGCTAAATTCGATAACATCTCTTAAGCCAACCATTGATAAACTCTCCCTTACCAAGACCGCGATAGAACTCCGCACGTGTAGCCATTAGCGTCATCAATAGAAACGCACAATGATTAATCTCGCTTATCGTCCTTTCCCCCATAATACCATCATCGACTAACCTTTTATTTTCATCCATGAGTGGCCAAGTTGATCGTTGCACCATTTTCACGCCTGTGCCTATCCCATGGTTAACGCAGCAATCAAAAATGTAATTAGCCCTATCTTGATTCGTTATCATCTCAAACGGGGCTATATCCCAAAATTCGCCACGATAAATGGCTATCGCCCTATCCTCATTTATTTCCCTTACATCATCAGGGGTTAAATCGCCAAAGAACCCATATTTTCTCAACGACTCAACCGGCAATGACTGCAAAAAACGCAGGGAAATACCAAAATTTGTGGCCAGCCCATCATCATGCGGATTGTCAACGTAGCCACCTTCATTTGACAATATAAATTGTACTGCCTTATCAAAATTTGCCATACTTAGCCACGCGTCCAATTCATATTCGCTTGCACCCCTTTATTCTGTATGCCAAAGCGTTGTTTCCAGCGTGATTCATGTTCGGCAAACCACTGCTTCCTCTGCGCATCGCTTAAGTCTAACCAAGTTTGTCCGGGCTGCACTGGAAAACCTTTCGATACTTTTTTGTAACTCGGCTGGCTGCTAAAACCCATGTTTACTTGCGGCGGATTACCAACAGCGGGACTGGGTGCAACTGGCACTAATCCTGCCAAGGCTTCCTTGACTGCTGCTGCGATTAATTCTTGGATTGTAGGCTCTGCAGGGGCTTCTTGCGTGACTGGTACGGTTTGCTTCACTTCTACTACATCCACGTCATGTACAACATTAACTTCTTTATTCATGCTCTTACTTCTCCGTGTATTTTTGGACATAATTTATCAATTCCTTAGCACCTTTAGCTTCAAACCAAGCATAACCTTCCCTAACAAAAATGTCTCGCCAGTATTTCTGTGCGACTGACAGCACCCCACCAGATTCCCTCTTTAGCTCAATATACAGCCCGTGGTAACCCTTTCTCGCCAGTGGTATGCAGATATCCGGCACACCTGCTTTAACGCCCATAGCTTTGAGCTTATACGCTTCCTCTTTCCTCCTATACCCACCATTTGGGATATGAAAGTAGGGTATGCCAGCCTTATCGAGCCAAGTAGCCGCCCAAATCTGCTCCTGTTCCTCCGTGGGCTTCGCAGGTTGGACGATCTTTTCTTCCCCACCCTTGGGTAGCGGTAAATCCAAAGTACTGCCATAGAGAGATTTTACAGCCTTAAAATAACTTCCTTTCATTTTGGCATCCTTGCCGGTTAGTCAATCCTAAGTGATTTTCCACTCATGGTTAGGGTCAGGCACAAAAACCATACTTAAACATTCCCCTTCCCCGTCCCACATCTCCCTGTGTCGAACAATCCAGCCATTAAATACTTTCGCCCTATGGGTTTCGCGCATTTTACCTGTAAATATTTCTTGCCACTCAAACTTCATTTTTAACTCCTATTTTTTGATTAAAACTGACAGCACTGACAGTGCTGACAGTACTGACAGTCGTTTTCTAAATACCCCAAAATTACCATTTTACCCCCTTTTTCCTACTTTTCCCCTTATATACAATATATACTGTCAGTACTGTCAGTATAACTGTATATATATGTTTTTAGAGAAATTTTTTGGCCGACAGTACATTTTTTGAACTGGCAGTACTGACAGTTTGAACTGTCAGTAAATGCTGACGGTACAAAATTTGAACTGTCAGACTATGAAATTTCGCTGACAGTCTATACTCTAAAATTAGCAGGCACTTCTCTCATTCTTTCCCCTTTTTTACCGTTTCTAATGGCTTTTTTACCTGTAATTTTAGTTAAGAGACGGCTCACCTTATTGGCTGATTTTTGATCAATAGGCTTCCATTGAATAGCTTCAAGGATTTCTGTAACAGTCATCTTTTTGGTAAGTGGGGTATCCCAATTAAAGGCTGACAGTAGTTTCTCCTCAAGAGGGTCAATCTGCTCATGTTCCTCATTCAATTGGTTAACTTCTGACTGTAAATTAGAATTTAGGTAAGTTAATGAACCACCCTTCCATTCAT